CAACATGGCTTTTTACAGAACACCAGTTGGTGGCATTGTTGATGAACCAGGATTTGTTGCTACAAGTAAAAATGCTGACATACCTACATCTCGTAATTTTTATCTTGAAATTAAATTACCAAAGGGTCACCCTGGTTTAGATATTAAAAGCACTTATGATGATTTTGCTGCTCGTGATGCGTTTATTAAAAGGCGCAGTGAGTGGCGAGATGCTCAAACAGAGGCAGAAGTTTTGCTTCCACCTGGAAGTAAGTTTAAAATTGTATCTCGTAGCCAACCTGACCCAGAAGGTAAAACAGCAATTAAGGTTGTTGTTGAAGCCATCCTTCCAAAGAAGGCTCCAAAAGTTCCCGCATCTAAAGGTTTACAAACTATTGCTTCTGATATGCGTGATGGTTTCCGTAACAGCATTGCTAATGGCAATCGTGTAGAACTTCTTAACCCACAGACTGGTTCATGGCGTTCTATTGAGCCTGATTCAATTTCACAAAAGTTGCTAGTTGAAGGACAGTTCCGCATTGTCAAGCCAGGCAACCAGGGACAAGTTGTTACCTCTAAGGTATACGGCACATCTGTTGACCTACGCACATTTACAGGTTCACGAGTTCGCTTAGGTTTAAACGACTACCCAGAACTTAAAGCACTTGGTATTGATGCTCGCAAGCCAGACTCATGGAAGGGTAAAGAAAAAGAACTTCTTGAGTGGATGCGTAACAACAATGTTGGTAAGTTAACCCTTCCTGATACCAAGGCTAATGGTCGTGCAACAGTTCTTGTTGACCCTAAGATGGTTCAGACTGCTACACAGGACCCAGCAGCAGACCTTGCTCGTAAGCGTATTGAAACTATCCGTAACACCGAGGCACTTCGTAAAGATGAATCTCGTATTATGGACATACTTCGTTCTACCATTGATAACAAGGGTGGAACATTTGGACTTCAAACAGGAGCCGTGCCTCGTGCTGGATATTCAGTAGCCGTTCGTGGTGCTACTTGGCAACTTCCACTTGATGATGCTATTGCTGATTCTGCTGCTGCTCGTGAATCATTGATTCAACACATTGAAGATAACCTCAATAAATTTGAAGGCGCTGACCACTTTGGAACATGGATTGCACCTAACGACAATGGCGTTCTAACCATTTGGGCTGAGCCTGTTAATGTTATTAAAGACCGTGCTCAAGCAATTAAGATTGGCACCTCTCGTAACCAGCAAGCAGTCGCTGACCTTGATAGAATCTCACAAGGCGATATGGACAATGCCTTTATTAACACAGGAGGAACAGGCGATGAAGGAGCAAGCGCAGGGTTTGCATTGGGTCAAGTCAGAAAAGCCAGTGCAGCAGATGTCACCAGCGGAACGCAGAGCGTTCGCAGAGGATTTAGCCGACCAAGTTATAGCCAGAGCACAAGCGAACTCGCAGACCTCATCGCAGACGGTAAATACCCCGCCGATGGAGTAGTAAACCTTGTCCGTGAATTAGCGGATAGAGGCGCACTTACTAAGGCAAAGCACGAAAATCTTATGCAACGACTTGATGCTCGTGTTGTAGAAGAAACTCGTTTAAACGCTCCTAAGGCACGAGTTGGCACTGGCATGTATAAGCAAAGACTTTATGATGGAACAGTTATTGTGCATCCTGATGCAGCCGAAGGTGAATTGGGAGATATTCTCATGCAGCGCACCGATAACGCTGACACCTATAAGTTAATGGCAGATGCTCCATCTCAATTATTTACTGCTCGTTATGGTGGTATGGAAGAAATCCGTTTATCTTCTAGTGACCCACGCTACTTTACTGGCTATGCCAACTACCTTAACAACCTATGGCGTTCACCAAATGAAAACAAGATTGACCCAATTATTCAAAAGTTTTTAGACAACCAAACTCCAGAACAAGTTGTTAGATGGTTACGCACAACCGATGAAGGTAAAGCGTATGCAGCCAAAATGAGTATTGATGATAGAGGTTTCAAGGTTCCAAGCGAGCGCCTCAATGTAGGCACAGATGCCGAAGAATTTGTAGGAAACCTGTATTCTTCTTATGCTCGTTACCTTCCAGATGTTGAAATTCAAGAAGCGTTTAGAAATAATCTTATTGATGAAATGTATCTTCGCACACACTTTGCAGACCAGCCAGCAATGCCAGATATTATTGGTAGCGTAATTCCACAAGCACCTGGAGTCTCAGGCGTATCTGGTGCAGCACAGTCGTTTGTGCAAAAGGCTTTCTACTTCTTAGGTTCTTTGCCTGAAACAACATTTGCCCGTCACCCACTGGCTCGTGCTGTATATCGTGCAGAGATGAGACAGCGTGGAGACATTGCTCTTTCACTTAAGCGCTCAAAAATGGCTGACCCAAATGCTGAACTTACGCTCGATGAGATTAACGCTTTACGCAAAGATGCAGTAGAAAGTGCTCGTAGAGAAGTTAACAAGACTCTATTCACAATTATGCGTAAGTCATACGCTGGTGAAAAGATGCGTTACCTTATGCCGTTCTTCAACGCTTGGGAAAACACCATGCGCCGTTGGTCTGTTCTTTCAAAGGATAACCCAGCAGCAATCGCAAGGGCTGGTCAGATAACTTCCTCTCTTAGCAACCAGAACAACTATGTTGACAAAGATGGAAACCCATCAACTGATTTTAGTTACGATAGTAAATTAGTTTTGCCTATGCCAGAGTCTTTCATGAAAACAATGGAGGCAGTTCCTGGTGGTAAAGGTTTGGCTGCTGCTATTCGTAGTGCTGGAAGTCAAGTAAGTATTCCTATACGCTCACTTGATGTTATGTTCCAAGGTGAAGTGCATCCTGGCTTTGGTCCAGTAGTTGCTATTCCTGCTCAGTATCTGGAAATTATGCGCCCTGATTTGGAAGGAATCCTTAGACAGGTTATTCCATACGGAGCAGCAGATTCTCCAATGAAAACATTATTGCCACCTGCTTTGCAAAAGGCTGCACAACTATGGTCAGTAACTCGTGATGGTTCATGGTCAAGAACATTTAATACTGTTTACCGTTATGAACTAATCAAGTATCGCCTAGGCGAGCGTGAGACTGAACCTACATTTAAAGAAATAAATGACCTTACAAATAACATGTATAAGGTCAAGGCTTTGTCTAACCTTGTGCTTCCATTTGCTGCACAATACGACTCACCATTGGGTTGGTATACACAGCAATACCGTAAACTACAACAGGCTTATGGTGCTCAAGCAGATGCCTTGTTCTTACAGATGTATCCAGAAATGGGTGAGGCTACAATTTCAGCATCACTTAACAACACTGGCGTAGACGCTACACAGGCTGCAGTTGCTAACCTTAAAAAGTATAATGGTTTAATTTCAAAGATTGGTAGCACTACACCTGAGATGATTGGCTTCCTAGTCAATGACCCAGATGGCAAGTATGACTTTAGCCAAGCAGCCTACCAATGGCAGATGCGTAACTCTCCAGTTCCTGGTTCAACCACAAACTTCCGTGGGCAGCGTGACCCTTCACTTCTTAAGCAAGATGCTCAAAAGAAGATGGGTTGGATTGATTACCGCAAGGCTATGGATTACCTTGACCAGCAACTATTTGCACAAGGTTATACTTCATATTCAGAGCGTGGTGCCGAAGAACTTAATCTTGCTAAGCAAGCGTATACACAGCAATTAGCAGCCACTAATAAAGATTGGGCTGCTGACTTCTATAGCGTTGACAAGGGCAAGTGGATTTACCGTATGCAAACCATTAACACAATTCTTCGTGACCCACAGTGGATGCAAGACAACGGTAATAAACCAGTTGTGGGAGCACTCGCAACTTACTATCTAACTCGCACACAAATTGCACGAGAACTTGCAAATCGAAAAGCAGGTGGTGCAAGTGGCACATTAACAGCAGCAGACAATTCAGACCTAGAAGGTTTGTGGAACCAAACAATTGCAACACTTAAGCAGGAGTCATTAGAGTTCAGCAGTTTCTATAACCGCTTTCTTCAAAATGACCCAGTAACATTGGGATAGGACTATGACAGATAAAGAAAAATATGATTTCTTAAAGAAGTATAACCCTGACAAGTCCGATGCCGAACTTAAGGTTTTAGTTAAAGAATTTAAAGTTCTTGAAGCAGGATTCCCTGTTGGTCAAGGCGTTAAAAAAATAATAGACTTTGCTAAATCTGTTGCTGCCAAAAAAACTCCAGCCAAAAAAGCAGAAGAAGCGGCAACAAAAGGCAAGAAAAAAATCATAACTAAAGGCAGAGTAATTGGAACTGGAATTGCAGCAAGTGGTGTTGGTATCTATAACACTATTGCATCAGGCAGCACAGCCATAGACCCTAATGCTTCTGCTGCTGAATTACAGGCTCAAGATTCATTTGCTCAAGCCATTGCCAATGCTGATGCTCAAGGCGTAGATGTTACACAATTCTTACAAAGTCCTACAGCCAAGCAACTTGGATTAGGCGCAAATAACATTGGTGATTTCATGGCAGCCAGAGGTTTTACAAACCCATTAACTGGTTTAAACGGTATTGGTATTTTTACTGGAAAAGAAACTGAAACATTAGTGCCTCGTAAAAAGTTTGGTGGAACTATATCTGTTAGCAAACCAGAACTTGTTAGCCTAAGCAATTGGAATAAAAGTTTCCCAGTAGATGCTGCGGGTATTGCTGCTGCTAGACAAAAATTTGTTAGCGCTGGCGTGCTTAATCCAGATGCAGACTTAACTCAAATTAAATCTGCTTGGGACAAGTATGGTCAGTTATCACTAGACTATTCTCGTGCTGGTAACAAGGTTAGCCCATGGCAATTACTAGATATTCAAAAGGGTTTAACTGGCGGTGGCGGAAGCAAGACTGAAATCGTTATTGATGAAAGTCCAATTGCAGAGGCTGATATTAAGCAGGTAGCAAAAAACCAACTTGCTAAATCACTTGGCTTAGCCACTATTGATGACGAAACATGGAAAAGTATTCTTAAAACTGTTCGCAAGAACGAAGCAAAGAAGCCTACTAAAACTGTTATTACTAAAAGCGGAAACAAGGTTGTTCGTAAAACAACACCAGGTTATGGTCAGTCTGACATCATGGCTGATGTTGAGGCTTATGCAAAGACAGACCCACGATACCAAGATTTCCAAACAGCAGATGTGTTTGGTAATGCTTTGGTTAGAGCGTTAGGACTTAAATCATAATGGCTGTTGATACAAAAGCACCTACTTATATGTCCACATGGATTATCACTGCTTTGCAGTCAATCCCTGAACTAAATGAAATCTACAAAAGAGTTCGTAACCCTGATGGTTCATTTAAGTATGATGCCAACACGATTGCAATGATGATTCAAGACAGCGCTTGGTATCGTTTAAACGGTCCTAAAGTTGCTGGCAAACTTCTTGACCGTATCAAAGGTGGAGAAAACGCATACCGCGAAGGTGTTAACGAGTATCGTCAGATAGTTTCAAAGACTGCCACTGAACTTGGGCTTGATGCTTCTGACCCAGCAATATCTAATTATCTTTCAGCCCTTGGTGAAAACGCATACCTTCACGATTGGACTCCATCGCAACTAGAAGGCGTTATTACAAGTAACCCTGAAATAGTTAAGAAGATTAAGGGTGGGTTATACGCAGCCCAAACTCAAGATATTGCAGAGTATGCAAATACCATGGGCATGACTGTTAGCCCTGGAGATAGAACAAACTTTACTCAGCGCCTACTTGGTTTAACAGACAAGAACGGTGTGCGTGTTCGCTCAACCGTTGATGACATTAAGGCTGAAATTAAAAACAATACTGCTACACGCTTTGCATCCCTTGCTCCACAGATTAACGCTGGTGTAAGCCTTTGGGATTTAACATCTAACTACCGTCAGAAGATGTCGGACTTGTTAGAAAGAGACCCAGACAGTTTTGGTTGGGATGACCCACTGTTTAAAGACGGAAAGATTTTTCAATCAGTTGACCCTAAGACAGGTCAGATTGTTGCTCGCCCATTGTGGGAAGCAGACAAAATGATTAAAAATGATGACCGTTGGCAATACACAGAAAACGCTGACAAGGAATATGGCAGTTACACATACGGCATGTTACAGAAGATGGGGATGGTGGGATAATGGCAAAGCCAGATAAAGAAAAACCAAAAACCGCCCTCCGTGTTGAAAAGGGTGACACCCTTAGTCAGATTGCTAAAGATGCTGGTATCTCTCTTAAGAAACTTTATGAGTTAAACCCAAAGTTTAAAGAGGACCCTAAATATAAGGGTGGCAATATGATTTGGAGCAACACGCTCGTAAACATAAAGCCTCCTGCTAAAAAAGAAGTAACACCTAAACCTAAGCCAGACCCAAAGCCAGACCCAAAGCCAGACCCAAAACCAGACCCAAAACCAGAACCAAAACCTAAAGACCCAGACCCAACACCTAAAGACCCAGACCCAGACCCAGATGATGGCACTAAGATTTTTGGTAAAGACCCTGACCCAGACCAGGTAGACGGTGGCGGATACACTGGCAGCATGCCAGGTGGTGCCACTGGTTTTTCTGGCGGATTTAGTCAGGTTGATATTGATGCAGCATTTAAAAAGGGTCGAGAAGAAGCAGAAGCCAAGGCTAAAGCAGATGCTGCAGCAGCAGCAAAGGCAGCAGCCGATGCCAAGTATGCAACTCAGACTAAAGCCATAGATAAAATGGTTAATGCTTTCAAGGCTAACGGTATTGATGACCCAGCCTTTGCAGCCTTTATCAGCGGTAAGATTCTTGCAGATGCTTCACAAGAAGAAATCTTGCTTGAGTTGTATGACCAACCAGCATACAAACTACGCTTTCCTGGTATGGATGCTTTACGCAAAAAGAATCGCACCATTACAGAGGCTCAATACATTGGTCTTGAAAACCAAATAGTTCAGACTCTTAAATTCTTTGATTTGCCTGCAGGTTTCTATGATGACCGCAAGACTCTTGGAAATATTATTGGCAACGAAGTATCTCCAAAAGAAGTGCAGGACAGAGCACAGATGGCTCAAGATTTAGCCCGTGCTGCTGACCCAAATGTTCGCAATTCTCTTATGAATTTCTATAAGGTGGGCGAAGGTGGAATTACTGCCTACTTCCTTAATGCAGAAGCCGCGCTGCCATTGCTTGAAAAGTCTGCCAAGGCTGCTGAAATTGCAGGTATTGGTAAGACATACGGTTTCAGTGAGTTTGGTAAGGCGGAAGCAGAAGCACTTGGTGTCGTAGATACCTACGCAAAACTTAGCCAGTCAGATATGACTAAAGCCTTTGGTCAAGCATCACAACTTGCTGCAACACAGTCACGACTTGCTTATCTTGAAAAGGATACATACTCAGATAGAGAAGCATTGGCTGCTACAATTGAAGGCAAGCAACCAGCAATACTTGCATCTGAAAAACGAGCACAGCGAGAACAAGCACGCTTCGGTGGCTCAAGCGGATTGAGCGCAGCCTCGCTTCGCACTGGTTCCAACATATAAAGAATCCCCAACCCTGACCGACTAGCCCAGGGGGGCGTAAAAGACTAGGAGCAATAGCCAACATGGTTTCCCCGAATCATGGTGTGGATTGCGAATACAACAACTAACAAGGGAGATAGGTAGATGGCTACCAATTATGACGATGACGATTTCGATGAGGACTTTGAACCTCAGGATGTTGTCAAGCAATTACGCAGAGTAAACAAAACGCTAGAAAAGCGTTTGAAAGAACTCGAAGTAGAAGCAACAACTCTAAAGAATCAGACTCGTCAACGCACCGTAAAGGATGTGTTGACTGCAAAGGGTATTAACCCAAAGGTCGCAGCGTTCATACCTCAGGACTTAGATGCTTCGGAAGAAGCAGTTAATAACTGGCTTAATGAATATGGCGATGTATTCGGTGTTAACCAAGATGCCAAAGAAGGCGAGAGCCAGGCATCGAACAACCCAGCACTACAGGCACAAAAGAGAATCAACGATGTTGTATCAACAGGCACTCCTCCAGGAGTAGATGAAGATTCAATGGCAAAGATTCTTAATGCTAAAAGTGCTGCAGAACTCAGTGCATTACTCGGTGTTTCAGTTCAATAACTCAAACTACCAATCACCAGGAGGTGAACCCACATGGCATACACAGATTCGTCAGCACTCGCTGGCTTAATCAAAACAGCGTATGACCGCTATGTAGAGTTTGCGCTTCGTTCACAGCCACTGATTCGTTCAGTAGCCGACAAGCGCCCCGCTCAACAGGCAATGCCAGGTTCAAGTGTTGTATTCTCAATTTACAACGACTTGTCCCCAGCAACAGCATCACTATCAGAAACAACTGACCCAGATGCAGTAGCACTGTCAGATGTAACAACTGTTTCTGTAACACTTAACGAGTATGGCAATGCATCACTTGTAACACGCAAGTTGCAACTATTCTCACTCTCAGATGTTGACCCTGCAGTTGCAGACATCATCGCTTACAACATGGCTGACTCACTAGATAGACTAGCCATGGAGACACTCCGCCAAGGAACAAATGTTATCTACGGTGGCTCACGCACATCAACAGCAACGGTCACATCATCAGACACAATCACTGCTGCTAACATCCGTAAGGCTGTGGCTAAACTTCGTTCAAACAAGGCTGTTCCTCGTGAAGGTTCACTTTACTGGACAGGTATCCACCCAGAAGTTTCACACGACCTTCGTGCTGAAACAGGTGTTGGTGGATGGAACGACATGCACAAGTATGCAGAGACAGGCACAGGCAACTTCTGGGCTGGCTCAATCGGAACTTACGAAGGCGCTTTCTTTATTGAAACACCTCGTATGTATCGTGGCGTAGATGGTGCAGACCAAACAGCACTTGCTACAACAGCAGTAACTGTTGCTGGCGCATCAGGTGGATTTACACTTGGTGTTGCTTCTTCATCTGTAGTTGCTACTTCTGCAGAAGCAGGAGATAAGATTTCAGGCACAGGTATTGCATCTGGCGCATTGATTTCTTCTTTGGTTACAGTTGGTTCAACAACAACAATTACTGTAAACACTGCACACACTGCAGCGGTTACAGCAACAACTGTTATCACAGTAACTCCAGAAACACCTGTCTACCGCACAATTATTGCTGGAAAGCAAGCATTGGCAGAAGCAGTTGCACAGGAGCCAAATGTTGTTATCGGACCAGTTACAGACAAGTTGCTCCGTTTCCGACCAATCGGTTGGTATGGAGTTCTTGGTTTCTCACGCTACCGTGAAGCAGCCCTTTACCGCATTGAGACAGGTTCTTCAATCGCTGGTTAAAGTAATTGTAGTTGAGGGGGCGGTGCACGCGCCCGCCCTCTCTCTACACCAATAAAGGAGAAACAGTGGCAGAGTATTTATTTGTAACACCAAGTGTTGAAGAAACACCTATGGGTTGGCACCGACTCTTGGAGCGTTATTCAATCGCTCGTGGCGTAACAGTAATGATGGTAAATGGCACTTATTCTTCTTATCGTTATCCAGCACAAACTGAAATTGCCACAGCAACAGAAGTCTACTTAGGTGGACATGAATACATTATTGACGAAGCAACAAAGAATCGTTTAACAAACACAAACATTGGTGGCAACTATGCAGACTACATTACAGAACTATGATTGCTCAATTAAAGGGCACATTGGTAAAGTAGTAAAAGACGGATACGATTTAATAGACGGACAAATGTTTCCAAAGGTTGAGTTGTATGGCTGCACTAAGTGCGATGCCACCTCGGTAGAACCATGGTCAGACTGGGGTGTAGTAACCCCCAACTCAGACCACATTGATTCAGAATTTTGCCCATGCTTTGGGTGTAAGGCTAAGACTCTCCAACTATCCCCAGGAGATGCTGCAAGCAATAAGAACATGTCCCAGAAAAAATGGGATAAAGAATTAAACCTTTATAGAGATGCTCGTAATCAAGGAATCCAGCCAGCAGGAACCTCTACCAAGCAAGTGCAAAAAGCAATAGATGATTCTAATAAAGTAGGCAAAGCCTACGATGCAAACACTAATAGTTTTAAGGGGTAAACATGACTGCCATCGTAGGTATTCAGGGAAAAGGCTGGGCAGTAATTGCAGCAGATTCTATGACTACCTATGATGACAAACCTTACTATGCCAAGGGTATGGATAAAGTTATTAAAAAAAGTGACTATGTATTTGCCTTCTCAGGCGATGCTATTGCTGGCAACATAGCAAACTTTCTTTGGACACCACCCAAGGTTATTAAATCAATATCAATAGATGTGTTTATGCAGACCAAAGTCTTACCCTCTCTGCGTGAAACTATGAAAGATAATGGATACGAGCCAGATACAGTCAAGAATCCAGATTCTGGCTTTGATGCTCTTATCTGTTTAAACGGAATCATTTATGAAGTAGACCAAGATTATCTTTGGTCACGAGATGACCGTGGCTTATACGCAGTTGGTAGCGGAGGAAGCCTAGCCCTTGGTGCACTAGCCACTGGCTTTAGTAAGAACTCTATGAAAGCAGCAGAGTTTGCTGCTCGTAGAGCAATCAAGATTTCTGCTGACTACAACATAAGTGTTGGTGGAGATATAAAGGTAATCACTCAAAGGGGAAATATAATGCCAGCAATGAAGAAGAAGGCGCTATCGCCAGCAATGAAGAAGAAGGCTTACGCAATGGCTGAAAAGGCTGAATCAAAATCTGCAAAGGCTAAAGAAATGAAAAAGGGCATGTCAATGCTCAAGAAGAAAGGTATGTAATCATGCCAACAGCAAAGAAGAAGTGCAAGAAGTGTGGCAAGGCTAGTTGCAAGTGTTAATCACTATTCAAAGGAGAAAATAATATGTGTATCTCATGTGGCTGCGGGACTAAAACCGTCAATGCAGATGACAACTTTGGAACAATTACACCGTATGGCATCCCTGCCCCTGCGGTCAATAATCCAACTACTCTTGGTGGAAAGTAAAACCAATGACAGACCCTAGGCTAAAGCGAGCAGGAGTGTCGGGCTTTAATAAGCCTAAGCGCACACCAAGCCATCCAACAAAGTCACATGTAGTTGTGGCTAAATCTGGTGACCAGGTTAAAACTATTCGCTTTGGTCAACAGGGTGTCAGTGGAGACAAATCTCCAACAGCAAGACAAAAATCGTTTAAGGCTCGTCACGCTACAAACATTGCCAAAGGCAAAATGAGTGCAGCGTATTGGGCAGATAAGGTGAAATGGTAATGGCTAAAAAAGAAGTATGGGATAAACCAAACCCTAAGAAAAAATCAAAACCCCTATCACCTGCTGCCAAAGCATCAGCCAAGGCTGCTGCTAAAAAGGCTGGCAGAAAATATCCTAATCTTGTGGACAACATGAGAGCAGCACAAAAGAAAGGCAAGTAATTATGGCTACAGGTTATGCAGGCTCCACACTCGTTGCTGAGTTAAATAGACTTG